GTCGCACAGGCCCTCGTTGACCGCCTTGTTCACGGAGATCGGGATCCACGCGCAGCGGCAATTGAACCCCAGCGGAGCCGGGATCCCCATCGCGTCGATCTGATCGACGGTCGCGATGTACCCGTCCATCGCCTTGTGCGTGTCGCGGGTGCGCCTGTCCTTCGTGGCGCTGAACCGCATGAGAGGGACAAACGCCTTGACAGTCTCGTCCCGGCAGATGTCGAGTTGCCCCTGCGTCTGCGCCCGGTTCAGGTTCGTGCGGTAGATGGTCTCCAGCCGCGCCGAGGTCAGGTCGGTCCCCGTCTCAAGCGTCGCCTGCTGCACGAAGTCCCCAAGACCGAGGGTCAGGAGTTGCTTCCCGGCGACGCTGGTCGTGACCTCCTGCCGTATGACCTTGGCGAGGAGTTGCTGGGTCTGCTCGACCTGCTGCTGCGTCATGCCCGTCGCGAAGAACGACCCCTGCACAGCGGCCTGCACCTCGGGCGTCCGAGCACGCTTGACGGCCTCGGGCGCTCGCCGCGGGGTCTTGACATTCGGCACAGGCGGACGACCCGCAGCACCCTGAACGAGATCACGGAGCCTCGGGGAACGGTCGAGGATCTTCGCAAGGGCGTTCGCGGCCTCGTCGCCTTGCATCTCCCCCGCCGCTTGGTACGCGTAGTCAATGAGGGCCTCCCATCGCTGGCGGGTCATCGGAAGCAGATTGATGAACCGGGACACGACCGATGCCGCTGGCCCGGATTCGAACCTGTAGACGGTCTCGGGAATGCCCCGGGCGAACGCCGTGGGCTGCGCTGCGGCGGATGTCAGCGCGGGATTGACTCCGGCCTGCCGGACGGTCGTGAGCGCCCCAGCCGCCCACGACGCAAGCAGCAGAGCCGCCGTGTCGGCCTTCCAACGCTCCCAATGCTCGGACGGGTCCACGCCCTCGACCTGTGCGGCGATGGCCTCGCGGTACGCCTGCGCGGCGTCCTTGAGGAGCGCGGCGAGCGAAGGGTCCTGCTGCATGGGTCAGCCCCACCAAGTGCGGCGCGAGAACTGGCGCGGAGCGTCGGGCGACGGGGGAACGCCCTCGGTGGGTTCGGACCCGCCCGACAGGAGCGCGGCAACCGCGTCGCCGGATCCCGGGGCCGTGGCGCTCGCACCCCGGAGGACGGGTTCGTCCTGCGACGGCTGCGCGAGGCCGAGGAGGTCGCGGACCTCGCGCTCGGAGACGGTGCCTCCGAGTTCGATGAAGGTCTTGATGGCCTCCAGCCGCTCCTTGGGATCGGGGCGCTCGGGCGCGAACTCAAACCGCAGGCAGGACGCTTCGTCCTCCGACGCGCCGAGCATCCGTGCGACGACGCGAACGAAGTCGCAGGTCAGCGAGTCCGCGAGCGCGTCCGCGTGGTAGCGGATGATGCGCGAGAGCGTGTCGGCGTGCAGCGACGCGACGCCCGAGCCGAGGCCCGTGGATCCGGTTTCGCTACTCAGCGACTGACCGAGAATGGCTTCCTTGATCTTGCCGCTGAACCAGTTGACCAGTTCCATGAACACCTGAGCGCGACCCGCGTTCGGCTCCTTGATGTCGATGTCGTAGATCTTCTCCGTGCCGCTCTGCGGGAGCAGCACCGAGTTGTCGTTCGTCAGGTTCGCGAGCACGGTCTCCATCATGGAGCGGCCTGCGTCCTGCCCGAGCGGGTAGTAGCCGACGCGGATTCCCATCGCGTACCGCTCCGCGTAGGTGATCGCGTCCTGCAGGATCTCCTGCTTCGCAAGCCACATGAACCAGCAGATGTCGCGTGCGCCGATGCCTCGGTAGATCGACTCCGTGCCGTTCGGGTCGTTGAAGTCGGGCGCACTCACGAACACGCGGTGGTGGACGATTGCCTTGCGCTCCTCGTCCGTGAAGATGTGAACGCGGGAGTCGAACCCGATGTTCTGCTCGGACGGCCCGTGCATCGAATACTCGGCTCCGACGCGCATCGCGAGGTTGCCCCGCTGGTCGAACGCGAGCGTGTCCGCGTGGAACGGATACCACTCCTTGATCGCGATGCCGAGGCGGGGGTCTCGTCGGTAGACGATGTTGGTCGCCGCGCTTCCGTACCAGACGGCCTCATGCATCGCACGCACGAAGTCCGAGCGCCTTGGCATCGCCTCAAAGATGTCGCTGATGCGCTGCGCGAGTTCGACCGCCTTCTCGTTCGTGTCGTCGGTGGACGAGATCGCCCATTCCAGCGACGCGAGCGTGACCTGAAGCGAGCGAAGGACGCCTTCGATGTCGGCGTCCGCACGCATCATCTGCTGGTACTGCGGATTGAGTCGGTACGCGATGCTCGCGTTCCGCAGCAGTTTGTCGGCGGTGGTGAAGAACGACCGCTGTACCTCGACAGCGGTCGCGAGAGGCTGCGTCAAGCCGCGCTCGACCGGAGCCTTGAGCGGCTTGCGAGGACGCTGCGCCGGAGTCAGCCCGTTCGCGAGCGGATTAGGGTCGTTCGGCGTGTCAGGCATGGTTTACACGGTAGCAGATGTCGTATTTCACGCCTTCAAGGTCATAACCGCAGCCTGCGGAGAATAGTTCACCACGGGGTAGACATCGACAACCACGGGCTTGCCCTTTGCCCGAGACTTTGCCGCGTCCAGCATGACCTTTGCGTAGGCCTTTGCCTCCGCAAGATCCTGAAAGTTTCGCTCCCCTGCAGGGTCGCTTGCGATGTGTGCGGCGACGGTGTAGTAGTTGCCGCCGCTAAAACTTGCCTTCCCGTCACCTCGCGACATCGCGGCCTTGCCCTCGGCCCATCGCTTGAACAGGCTCACGGTGTGCTCGCGGCCCACCTTTGCGGCGAGAGCGGTCAGAGCCTCGTCGGCCTGCGGCGTGGCGGCGGTTGACACGCGACCGAGCGCGAAAGCCTCGGACGCGCCGGGGCGACCGTAGGTGTCCCACGGGGCGCGGTTCTTGTGGCGGTAGACGGTTTCCTTGTACTTCGCGATGTCCGCCAGCGCCTCCTTCGCCATCTGATGCAGGCTCGGGCCATCACCCTGCCGCGCCGGAGGCGTGAAATCGGCCATGCTCAACGCCTTCTTGGCAAACCGCTCGTAGTTGGCAAGTTCGGTCGGATTCTGCTTGACCATGATGAAGTCACTCCGAGCGAAGTAATTCCAGAGATCAACATTGTTGGCGGCGAACGCCGACTTCGCGCCGGGGCGGGAGAAGTTCATGCCGTGGTACTTGCGAAGCCGCGATTCGACATTGTCCATGCCCGTGTCGGTTGGACGGAATGACCCGTTGATGATGTCGCCAACGAGTTTCGCAAGACCCTCGGGCTTGTCGAGTCCCTGCCACGATCCGCCCTTGGCGATGTAGGTCTGCACCTTCTGCCGCAGGACTTCGATGCGAGAATCAACGCTGAACGCCGCCTTCGCGCCGGGGCGGGAAAACGATCCCGTGCGCGAATAGTTCTTTGCGAGGTAGTTCGCGAGCCACTTTCGTGCGCCCTTCTCAGACTTCAGGGTTGGCGTGTTCATGCTCATCAGTTGGTCGCCGCCGTCCGCGTAGGTCGCGGTGACGAACGGCTGAAATCCAAGGCCGTCCCCGCTTACCGAAATCCCCGCGATGTACCGCGTTCCTTTCGGGCTTGTCCAATGGTCAAGTTCGATGCGCCGATCAAACGCCGCCTTCGCGCCGGGGCGGGACATGAACCCGCCCGTGCGACGCACAAGACGACCCTCGGACGAAGCCTTGTGCAGTTCGATTGCCTTCTCCACGCTAGGCACGGGAATCGCCTCGGCTCCCTTGGCGAGATAGAGCACGCCGCCATCGCGCTCAATGACCCACCCGCCCGACAACTTCTGAATGACCTCGGCGGCGTGCGTGGACTTCTCGCCCGTGCGGGAAGCCTTGACATTTGCCAGCACGGCGTAGTCAATCTCCACCACGCCCGTGTGCGTCGCTGGCTCGCCGTCCTCCTCTGGGTACGAGACCTCCCGCGCCTTGATTGCCGAGTCGGGGATTCCCATTGCCTTCATCACAGGCGCAAGTTTCTGCTTGTATCGCGTGGCCTCTCCCGGCTGGTCCTCAAACAGGATCGTGCCGTGCGTTCCACGCACGATGACTCGCGAAGGCTTGAAGCCAAACCGCCGCGTCAGGTCCATCAGTTTGCTTTGCATGTCCATTGAGAATAGGTCCTTGTTCGGTGTAGCCTTGCGTGCAAACCCAGACGACGCGAGGTTTGCCATCTGCATCGCGATCTGCCGCGCCGCCAGCGCGGTGCGCTTCCCGTGGTCGTGGTGCATCCACATGCTGGTGATGCCGTCCGCCCACGCTCGGAGATCCGCAGCGGCCTTCTTGGGGTTTCGCTGGCTATCTGCAATCGCCCGGTCCACGACTGCGTTCAGGTCGCGGATCACCTCTGGGTCGGCGTTTATCCCAAAGTCCTCTCGGAAGGCCACGCGGAACTCGGCCTGCGCTCGCCGGATCCTGTCGGTGTAGAACTGGTGTCGCTGAATGGACTCCTTGAGTCGCTCGCGGCTACCGATGTCGTCCAACGCAAACCCTGCCTTGCGTGCGTTCTTCATCAGTTCACGAGCGTAGTCATCCGACTTCTCAAATGCTGATTTGGTTCCGGGACGCGAGAACGATCTCAAGTTGTGCTCAAAGCGAATGAGATCGCGCAGGACATCCGATGGCGTACTGCCTTGCGAGATCATGCTAGTCGCGATGTCCAAGTGGTGCTGGATCTTGCGGCGTCGAAGTTCCATGTCGTGCAACACGACACCTTCGATGTGATTGATCTTCGCAGCGACCTCCCGGAGTGCCTCGCGCTGGTGCTCGTCAAGCGGCCTGAAGTAATCAGCCCAGAGCCGTTCGATCTTCGCGATGTTGATCGCAAACCGAGACTTGGCATCGACTTTAGTCTTCATGTTGGTGTCCTTGTCCATCTGAGCGGCCTTGCGAGCGGCCCACGCCTTGCCAGCGTCGCCTCCCCACAGCAGCCACGCGATGTAGCCTGCGTCGTCCTCGCCGCCCTTCTGGTTGCCTTCGTGACGGCTGAAGAACGAGTGCATGCGCTTGACCGTGTCGGGCGAGAGGTTCGCCCTGTTCTTGATGTCGCGAGCGCGAGCGACCCCGACAGCCGTGCCGCCCTTGCCGTGCTCCTCGCGGAGCGCGAGTCCGCGCTCGGCGTTCGCCGCCATCTCCGCGGTCGGACGCAGGTCGAGGTCCTCGGCTGCAAACCGCGACCGCGAGTGCAGTTTCTTTGCGGACACCTTTGCGACCTTGAACCCGCGAACCTTGGCAATCGTCTTGCCGTACCGAATGGCGTCCTGCTTGTCCCGAGCGGCCACAGTCTGGTAGTGGTTCATGCCGATATCCGGCATGTGCAACTCCACCTCGTACACGCCGTAGCCGTGCTCCAGAACATCTCGCCTTTCGTGCTCTGGGAGGCCCGAAAGAAGTTCCTGCAGCCGATGGTCGGCTGCGAACCGGGCGCGGGACATGCCGACGCTGACGCCGTGGAACTGGCCCTCGCAGATGCAGTCGCAGGCTGGGCCGCGAGCGCCGCGGCACTTCGCGCCGCACATCGTCTGCTTCTCCTTCCGCTCCCACTTGACGACGCGGTCAATCGCCTGCGCCGGGGACGAGGCGGTCACCAAAAACTTTTGTCCGCCCACCCAACGCGGCCAATTTTCGACCTGCTGCTGCACCCACGCGTTTGTCCCGCCTGCTGCGGCGATTTCCCGACGCATCTTGTCCCAGATTCTCGCCGGAGAATCTAGATACTCCTCTGCGCTCTTCGTGTAGTGGTCGCGCAGTTTGGCATCCGTCCAGAAGGCGCGGTCGTCCAACTTCTCTCGCCTCGCGCCGGACTTCAGCGTGTACCCGTCCTTGCGATGCGGGAACAGCCTCGCGTACTCGACCTGCGAGACCTCGCGGATCTGATTGAGCGGAATCTCGGTCGCGCCGACGAAATACTTCGTCTCGGCGCGTGAGAATCGGACATGGTTGCTGCCGCACATGCTCCCATCGTATCACCCGAAAAACGGCTTGCGAGCGCGACTCGCGCCGAACATGCGAGATATCGCGTCGGGCCGTTCGATTCGCTTGACACTAAGGTCGGCGCTTGACAGCGACCCGCGCACAGCCTCACCGCACAGGTCCACGACTACATCGACCGTGTCATCGTGCGCCCCAGCCGGGAAGGCGAGCATCTCGTCCACCACGCATGTAAACTCCGGTCGCACCGATCCGGCGTCGTCGGCAGGCAGCAGCAGTTTCCCGCCCTGCACGAAGGGCTGCGCCCCAGCGGCGCGGAGGTGCTTGTCAATCGTGCGCTCGACCGCCAGCATCGGCTGTCGCGTGATCTCCGCGAACTGGTCGAAGATTCCGCGCTGCGGCCCGTTCGCCTCGGCCAGCACGACCGATGCGCCGCGTCTGTCAAGCAGCGCAGCCGCCATGCGTGCGAATGTCGGGAACGGCTCGCGCACGCGCAGGATGTCGGTCAGGTACAGCCGTCGCTCGGCGTCAATCTCCCCCACGATGCAGACGCTGTAGTCGGGATCGTCGCGTTCCTGCGAGCGCCGCCCGTATCCCCAATCCACCGCGGCGACGGTCCGCGTGACCTTGGGCTTCTGGTCGGCGCGGTAGTAGCGCAGCCACTCGGGCTGGAACACCAGCAGGTCGCTGCTGACGGGGACGAGTTCGTACGCCCGGGCGTAGGCCATCGCTCCCATCTCGGCGCGTTTCTGGTGGAGGACTGCGGGGGTGAACACCTCGGGCCACGGGCTGCGGTCCCCGTCGCACGGCGTGCGGAGCAGCGAGCCGGACGCGCCGTGCTCCCGCCTCCACTCTGCCGTGATGTCGTCCGTGTGGAACGGCGTCGCGGAGCGCCACGACCTCGGCACGACCTGCGCCGAGGGGTCGAGCATCGGCATCCAGATGTTGCGGACCGCCTCCTTGACCTGCTCCCGCAGGCGGGGCTGCAGGACGGCGTTCCGCAGGTCGCAGATATCGTCAAACCAGATGACATCGGCGCGACCGCCTGTGCGCCCGAACACGCCGGACCCCTGCACCGAGGGGTCGCGCCCACGCTCGACGCCCGGAGCGACCACGGTCCACGCCGTGACGCTGTCCTCCCCGGGCTTCAGGTTGACCTCCGGGAACGCGGCTCGGAACGCGGCTCCGCGGACAATCTCGCGCACGAACCGAGTCGTCGCGGTAGCCGCCTCGTCGTTCTGGCTGACGATCTTGATGCGGCTCTGGGGCCGGACGCCCAACCACCACGCGCAAAGGTAGGACAGCGTGGAGGTCTTGGCGTGTCCGCGGGGCAGTTCCGCGTACCACGACAGGTTGCTCAGAGCGTGCGCCAGCAGGGTGCGCTGCAGTTCGCTGACGGTGCGCCCGAGCGCCAGCGCGAGGAACGCCTCGGGGCTGTCCCGAGCGGCCTGCACGGCGTCTGGGGCGGTCAGGACCGCCTGCGGCTCTGGCGAGGCTTCTGCGGCTCGGGCTGCGGCTTTCCGGGCGCGGGAGAATCTGGTGGACATGTCGGTGCGGAGCGTCGCAGGGTTGCCGCGACGGCTGCGAGTTGCGCGTCGGAGAGCGAGTCGTAGACCGCGATGCGGTCGGTCGCCTCGCCTGCGTCAAGGCGCATGATCCTGTCGTACTGCACGGCAGCGTCGGCCCGGTGCGCGACGAGGTGCGCGAGCGCCTCGCCTGCGCGGATGCGGTCTCGGGTGCTCTGTGCCGGGTCCTGCAGGATGTCGTGCAGGTTGCGCGGCAGGTCGGCAAACGCCGATGCCGGGACCTGCCAGCCGTCGTAGACGATTGCCTCCAGACACCGCAGGTGCATCCGGCGCTCCCACCGGGTGCGTCGCTCAGACCCCCCCGCAGGCCCCCCGCGGTCGCTTGGGGTTTGGTCGCTGGGATTGCTCATGCGTGCATCGTACCCTGCGGAGACGGCAAGGGAAGCCCGAACAGCGTCGGCTGCACCAGCGCCATGCGCTCGCGCATCGCGGCGCGGTTCTCAAGCAGCGCGAACGACTGCGTGCCGTAGGCCGCGAGCCTGTCGTCGGTGTCGATGGGTAGGCCAAGCGCCTGCGCCTCCTCGGTGCTGAACACGACGCGAGCGTACTTCAGGCCGTGCTCCGCAATCAGGCCGTCCCACTTTCCCCCGTAGGACGCCTGCAGGACGAGGTTCGGAGGGACCTCCCCGAGCCGCCGCACCCACAGCGGCAGCGACTTCGTGAACGCGTAGAAGTGCGTGCCGGGTCGCGAGCGAACGAACTGCAGCCAGCCGTCGAGGTACGCCTGCGAGAAAAAGTCGCCTGCGGTGTGGATGCGGACGAGGTGCGCCTTGCGGGGCAGGCACTCCAGCACCGCAAAAACTTCCTCGGGCGACTTGCCGCGAACGGCGTCGAGGTTCGCCCAGTATCGGCTGCGGACGCTCGGGAACCGCTCCAGTTCCGCGCTGTAGCACTTGAACTGCTGGCGCGGCCCATTGGTGATCCGGCCCGTGTCCCGGTCGGCTGACGCGAGACAGGCATCCGCGCCGGGGCAGGTGTGTCCGCTCGGAATCGACCATGACAGCGCCTTCGGGTCGAAGATGTAGCGGTTGGCCTTGGTGAACGCCGGACGCATCACCCAACCGGAGTCCACGGGCGCTTCGACTGCTCTGCGACCCAGCCCTTTGCGGCTGCGAGCGCCGACTGCGACGACCCGTATCGGCTGACGGGGAACTGCACCTCGTCAAAGTGATTTCGCGTCCATGCGGTGTATCCGTTCAGCGCATAGGTGTAGGACGCCATCTTCGTGTAGCCCCTGTCGATGGAATCGAACTGGGCCTCAATCGCGCCGAAGTGCGCTCCACCGATGATTGCGTCGTATTCCGCGACCGGGTCCTGCGTTGCGGATGCCCTGCGAGCGGTGCGCTTCCATGCGATTGGTGTGGTTGGTTTCATTTGTTCGCCTTGTGGTTTAGGTTGAACTGGTCAGACGAATCGTACCCGGTTCACCCCACCGCGTCCCCGCGGGTGACGAGGACGAGGTCCATCCCCGCGGCGCGTGCGAGTTCAATGGCGGTCTGCAGGCTCGGAACCCGCTGGCCCGTGACCGTGTCCGGGTCCGCCAGCAGGCACTCGGCGCTGTGACGGGCGCAGAGGCCCTTGGCGACGGCCTCGCAGATGAACTGGTAGCGGGACTGGCCCTGCGACGCGATCCGGCGCTGCATCGCCAGTTTCCAATCCATCGGGGTATCAAGCCTGAACTTCGTTGCCTTGGACATGGGGGAAGCCTACCTACGCGGAGGGTGCGCGTCAACCTTGTTTTTGCTCCATGCGCTCGGCAACCTCGGCTGCTGCTGCGGAGAGCGCCGCGGCTGCGGTCGCGAGTTCGCGCCACGCGTCGGCCTCGGACTGCTCCCACATGCGCGTGAACCCCTTCGCGCCGTGCCGAGCGTGCGTGCGGCAGGTCCGGCAGGCGGCACGCATCTCGCGCACATAGCGCATCGCGGCGTCGGCAGCGGCGACGGTTCCGGGGCGGCTCACGCTGCACCCCCCTTCGCGTTCAGCGCGATGTTCGCGAGCGCCTGCCTGTAGGCGTCGGTTGCCTGCATCGACAGTTCCGCAATCCACGCCGGAGTCTCGCGGGAGTTGACGACGATTTCCAGCGCATCAATCGCGCCGTGGACGCGACCGAGGCGATAGAAAGCATCCTCACGGGTGTCGAACTGCCGACCCGAGGTCCCGAGGCTTGCAAGTACCTGCAGGCGGCTCACGACCGCGTCGCGCAGGCGGTCCACAAGTTTAGCCTGCGCGTCATCGTTGCACTCCGCAAGAATGGCGGACAGTTCCTCCGCGGTCTCGTCGCCGCAGATGACCGCATCGTTCGGGGTGACGATGACCGTTCCGTACATCCTGCCAGCGGCGTGCTCCGCCGCCAGTTCCTTTGCCTGCGCGTAGGTGCTCGCGGTCGCGAGCGGCTCGCCTTGCGGCTGGTAGTTCTCGTCGCTGCTGTGGATCTGAAACATGCTGACTCCTTCAGGGTTGGACCGGGCGACATGCCCGATGCGTGGACTATACCTACTTCGGCGCAGGGTGCAACCCCACTTGAGGATTCGGCGCAACATTTCTGCAATTTTCTTCCGCCGCCTCGCTCGGGCTACTTTGGAGGCCCAGCGAGGGGCGGGGGACGCCCACCGACTCCCACCAGACCGGAGGTTGCCCTCGCTGCGCTCGGGCGCTCGGCGCGCCTGCGGCGCGTTTCCGCAGTTGCTTGGTGAGACCGCAGGAACACCATGACCCCGTGTGTGCGAGGTCATGGGGAGGCGCAGCCGCTCGGAGCCGCCGCGAGGTTTCCCAAGGCATCGTTTTCACCATTTCGCTGGGCCAGCCGCTACCACGATGCAGGAGCGATCCTCCGGGGAGGATGCGCCGGGTAGGGTCAGACCCGGCGTCGGAGCGGCCTGTGGCCGCGCCCTCTAACTGCGTGGACGGAGCGCACGCTGACGCTGCAATCTTGCCGCTGGCGGCATGAGGCGGTAGAATGCGACCGCCAGTTCGATGTCGGCGGCGCTCGTCTTTGCGAGACGGTGAGCGCAGCCGAGGCACACAATAGCGACCCGCGCTGCCGATGCAAGTGCGGGTCGCTGTGTTTCCGAGCCGGAAACTTTTTTCGACAAACTTCCAAAAATCGCTTCAGAGGGGTTGACCCCTACGCCGACGAAGGTATTGTACCCGTGTCGAGCATGTCGCTCGGCCTAACCCTGAAGGAGTCAGACATGCCCCTGCCGACCGACCCCATCGCGAACGCTCTCCTCGTCAATTCCTCGCTCGACGCGCTCACCGCGCAGTTTGCCGAGCGCATCCGCGCCGACTTCGCCCGTCACCTCGCGGAGTACGCGCTGGAGGACGGCATGGGGTTCACCCTGCAGAACCGCTACGACGCGCTCGCGGAGCGGTCGATGCGCTTCAGCGCCTCCTACCGCTACGGAACGGGTGACCTCCGCGGACGCCTCGTCTACAGCGCACAGATCGACAACGCCAAGGTCGAGCGCGTCGCTCGCGAGGACGCGATCCACGCTCTCCTCGCGTGGCACAAGAAGTTGCTCGGGAAGTTCGGCACGGTCGATTCCTGCACCCTGTGTTGGATGAACGGCGCGAACATCGACATGCAGGTCCGCAAGGGCGACGCGGTGCTTGACCTGCGTCAGCGCATCGTGTGGAAGTACACGCGCCGCGCAGGATGGTTCCCGCAGTTCCCCGCCCGTCTGTATGTGAACGGCAAGTTCACGCCCGAGGCCGAGGTCAAGGCGATGTTCGCCGCCTGACCTCGCGCCGGGGGCGATGCGACCGCCCCCGGAAATCTCGCGAGATTCCCTGCAGGGCCTTGCGCCCTGCGCCGAAGTAGGTATAGTCAACCCGCCGAGCACGCCGCTCGCGCCCAACTTGAAGGAGTCAGCCATGCGTGAACCGAAGTCCATCGTCCTCGCCCGTGCCGCCATCAGCAACGGAGCCGCGCTGCTCGGCACGACCCTGCCGCTGCGATCCTCTGGACGAGCCGTTGTTATCTCCCAGCCCGAGCGCACCGCGCTGCACGCGAAGATCGTCGTGCTGCAGTTGCTGGTGAGCGAGTACATCAACCGCAACGACGGTCCGCGGTGGTCGCACGAGTTCGCTCGTATCTGTCCGCACGCGGCGCTCGCGAAGATCCGGGTCCTCGCTCGGGAAATCGACGCGATGGTCTCCGACATCGTCTGGTGCGCGGAGGACGAGCACCTGCTGTCGGGGGCGCAGGACTGCGCGACCTGCGAGTGGTGCGAGTCCACCCACCCCATCGACAACCTGACCGTGCTCGGGGACTCCGAGCACAGCATCTACTGCTGCGACGCCTGCCGCACCAAGAACGCCGCATTCTGCGGCTGAGGAGATTCCCATGCAGACCGAACTTGAGCCGGGTTTCGTGTTCTTTTTGACCGTCGCGGCGGTGCTCGCCGCCTGCAGCCTTGCCGCAAACCTCAACAGCGTCCGCAAGGGCCGGAGGAGCCGCCGATGAAGGGCCGATTTGACAACATGCAGTTCCGCATGGTGCGGGAGTCGTCCGTGCCGCCCGATGTGTTGGAGCGCATCCCGCCGTTCCCGGCAGAGTGCCGCAGCAACGCGGTCCGGTTCCTGTTCGTGAACGGGACGCCGCACCTGCACCGCCTGCGGGACGAGGACGCGGGGACCGTCGAGGAGCGGTGGGATGTGTGGACGATGATCGTCCGCGAACGCGGGGACCCGCGGTTCTTGCTCATTGAGGCGACGAGCGACATCCGATCCGGGGACAGCCCGGAGATCCTCGCCGCGCAATTCGCGCAATGCGTCGAGGACATCGTCCGCACCGAGATGTCCGACCTCCAGCGCACCGAGGAGGCCGACGATGAATGACCGCGTCGCCTGCGTCGTGACCACGGTGCGCTGCACCCGGGAGCGGCTGCTGTTCCTGATCGGCGGGACCGAGATCCGCGTGGACCTCACCCCCGAGAAGCCCACCCGCTGCAAGGCCGTGATCCACGCCCCGCTGTCTGTCCGAGTCGAGCGCGAGCGAATCGCGCAGGAGGTCCCGCATGACGCTGTTTGATCTTGCCGAAGCCGAGCGCCGCAAGGAGGAGGGCATGGCCCGGGCCGCGAGCGCCCGACGCGAACTGCTGGCCGTCGCGCAGGGCATCGCGCAGGAACTGGCGCAGCGCCACGGCTGCGTCCATGCCGACGATGTGGCGATGGAGATGCACCTCCGCGGCTCGTCGTGGGAGGCGCTCGGGAACGCCGCGGGGAGCGTGTTCCGCGGCATGGAGTGGACAGGCGAGGTCCGGCAGTCGCTCCGTCCCTCGACGCACGGGCGCATCATTCGTGTCTGGAGGCTCGCATGACCGTCCGCGCAGGGTACGATCCCGATCCATGCAGACCCCACGCAAACGACGCCGTCGCAAACTCCAGCCGCACGAAGTCGCCGCCATACGCTCGCACGCCGCCAGCGGACTCCCGCAGAAGAACATCGCGCTGCTGTTCGGGATCAGCCCCGCAGCGGTCTCGCTCGTCGTCAACAACAAGCGGCACGCGCCCCGTGCGTGAGTTCCTCGTACCCGGGATCCCGGTGACGCAAGGCAGCAAGCGCCTCGTCCGCTCGCGCTCGGGCCGTCCGCTCATGCTGGAGTCGAGCAAGAACCTGCGCCCGTGGCGCTCGACCGTCGCGGGTTGCGCCCTCGACGCTGGCGTCCGCATCATCGACGCTGGCGTGTCCGTCGAGATCCTCGCACGCTATGCGCGACCAGCGTCGCACTTCGGACGGCGCGGCACGCTGCGCCCGTCCGCGCCGGAGCGCCCGGGCTACGGAGACTGCGACAAGATCGCACGCGCCGTGCTCGACGCGCTGGCGGGGATCGCGTATCGCAACGACCGACAGGTCTGCACGCTGCGCGTCGAGCGCGTCTGGTGCAAGGACGGCGAGATCCCCGGCGCGATGATCCGCATCTGCCGCGCTTGACACGCGGATTGACATACCCTACATTTCCACAGGCGCGGCGACCGTCGCCGCGCATCACGCACCGCATGGAGTAGAGAACATGCAGCAGAGTGAAAGCATCGCCGCGCTGGTTGCGGCACTCGCGAAGGCGCAGGGCGAGATCCGAAATCCCGCGCTTGACAAGGCGCACCCCCACTTCAAGGGCTTCCGGTACGCGACGCTCGGTTCGCACATCGACGCGATCCGCGAGCCGCTTTCGCGGAACGGTCTGATCCTGACGCAAGGAGTCAACAGCCACGGCAACGAGGTCAGCGTCTCCACGCAGGTCGCGCACATCAGCGGAGAGTGGATGCGCTCGACCGTGGGCATGGTGCTCCCGGACAAGGCGACCGCGCAGAACCTTGGCGCTGTCGTGACCTACCTGCGCCGCTACGCGATGGCCGCGGCCCTGATGCTGACGGGCGACGACGACACCGACGCGGACGAGGACCGCGAGGCCCGTCAGCCGCAGCGCCCCACGCCTGCCCCTGCGCCGTCTACCCGCGACCTGCTCGACCCCACGCCGACGCGCCGCGCCGCGCCAGCAAAGGCCGCGGAGGCTCCCAAGGCCGCGCCTGCGGCGAAGCCCGATGCGACGCGCCGCTGGCCTGACGCAGGCTCGGACTCGGTCATGCTCATCCGGGCGGTCGAGCGCGACGCTGGCGTGATTGCCGTGTTCTGCTCTCACCCGGTTCACGGGAGCGTGTGGGTTTCGTTCCCCGGCGAGTACCTGCAGATTGACGGCGTCGAGGTCGGTCGGCTCGCGGAGATCGCGTGGAAGTGGGACCCCGCCGGGTTCTACAAGGCGACAGGCTGCAAGGCGGTTTCCTATGTCGGCTCGGACCCCGAGATTCCCTACTGAGGAGCACACCATGACGACGAAGACACCCACCCCGCAGGAACGATGGAAGCGCCTTGCGACGCGCTACAACCGAACGATTGCGCTCGCGACCTGCCTTGAGGAGCAGATGCGGGAGATGATGCTGGAGCACCTCGGGAGCGGCGGGGCCGAGGACCTCGACCGCGCATGGATCGAACAGCGCGGCGTCGAGTTCCCGCCAACGGTCAACACCAACCTGCGGGGAGAGGCCGCGGAGATTCGGGGGACGGATGTTTGACGCGTGCATCGTCGGCCCGTGGTTCCTCGTCTCGTTTGCCGGGTTCATCCTGATCGATTGGAAGTGCAACCGCATCGCGAGATGCCTTGAGCGCATCGAAGCGGAACTCAGGGCGGCTCGCAGCGACCGGAGGCGAAATGACGGATGACATCGTGACGCGGCTGCGCGGAGCGGCGGCGGACAAGTATGGGTGCAACTGCGTGAAGTGCGAAGCCGCCGACGAGATCGAACGCCTACGCGCCGAGCGCGACGAGGCGCGGCGTCTTGTGTGCGCTCAGTCGTATGACGATCCGCGAGGCGTGGCTAGGCAACTGGGGTGGGATTGCTTCAAGGAGACCAAGCAATGAGCACGGCATTGGATGACATGCGAGCGGAACTGGCACGGTGCGAGGCGGTCGCCGCCGAACCCGGACACCAGTACATGGAGCGGATCGTGACCGTGTGGCGCGAGGGCGTCGCGGCTCTGGAGGCCGCGGAGCGCGACCAGCGCGTCTACCTCGTCGCCCTGCAGCACATCGCCAACGCGGAATACTGCGAGCCGTACAGCGCGGAGTACGCGAAGGATGTGATCGGGCAACGCTGGCTGGACGAGCGCGAGGAACTGCCGCTCGTCACCGAGGCGCGGCTCAACGAGGCCAACGAGATCAAGGCACGCGAGGAAATACAGGCGCTGTGGAGGCAGGAGGTCATTCGCAGCACCGAGGCGATCCGCGACCGCGACAGCAGCCGCGCACAGGTCGCACGGCTCGCCCGGGAGAACGAGATGCTCGGGATGAGCGTCGCGGAGATGGCGAACCGCATCGCGACGATGAAGGACCAGATCGACCACCTGACCGGGGGTGCGTCGTGAGCCTCTACCACATCTCTGCGGAACTGCAGTCGGTGCTTGCTGCCGCGGACACGACCGGGGGAGAATGCGCGGAACTGGACGCGGCGCTTGCGGAGCACGCGGCTGCGCTGGCCGAGGCGTTTGACGCCAAGGCCGACGACTACGCGGCGCTCATCCGCACCTGCGAGGTCCGGGCGCAGGCTCGCGCCGACGAGGCCAAGCGGATGCAGAAACTGGCGGACTCCGACTCTGCGCTCGCGGAGCGCCTGCGGCAGACCATGCTGCAGGCGATGCAGGCGACGGGTCGCACGAAGGTCCACACCGACCGCTTCGCGCTTGGGGTCCAGCGCAACGGCGGCAAGGCCCCGCTCGTAGTGGACGACGACGCGGCCCTGCCGGAGCAGTTCGTGGTCCCCCGTGTGACGCAGACCATCGACCGCGACGCGATCCGGGAGGCGCTGGAGCGCGGCGAGGCCGTCCCCGGCGCTCGGCTCGCGGAACGCGGCGTCCGCCTCTCCATCCGCTGACCTCTACAGGCGAGCGCGACACCCGGCGCTTGCCGTCCCTTCCGGTGCGTCCGACAGCGCCGGGAGGGATTTTTCCTTTTTCTCTGCAGACCCCTTGACCCCTACGCCGACATAGGTACTGTGTTTGCATCGGGCATGTCGCCCGTCACGCACCGAAGGAGTCACCCATGCACCCCATCGCAATCGACCCCGCAGCCAAGGCCAAGTTTGAAGCGTCTCTTCAGCACGACATCGGAGGGCCATACGCAAATTGCGAGTTTGAGGGCGTGGTAGTGTCCTGTTGGCAAAGCACCCGACAGGCGCATCGTCCGATGACCTACATGCAAGTCTGCATCGCAACGACGGCAGGGGTGACGGTGTGGGGACAATTCCACAATTTCGACGGCAAGCCGATCCCGCCGTTCCGCAAGGGTGATCGCGTTGTGCTCGACAAGCGCCAATGGCGTTCGCTCAAGAGCACCGCTTCGGTGTTTCGCAGCCGTCGCGAGGATCGTCGATTCACCGGGCGCATCGTGCGCTCGGCGTGAATTGTGAAAAATCGCAGGAAATGCTGCAGACCTCTTGCACCCTGCGCCGAAGTAGGTATAGTCAACCCGTCGAGCATGTCGCTCGGCCTAACCCTGAAGGAGTCAGCCATGAACATCCGAACCGTTCGCCGCGCCGCACAGGACCTCCGCATCGCCCTCAACACCGACGAGTGGCGCAACCGCCTTGACGCGCTCAACATGCAGGTCATCGCCACGAACGGCCCGGAGGACCACTACGCGTACGGCATTCAGATCGTCCTGACGATTGACGGGCTGCTGCGTCTCTCCATTGATGTCATCGCGGATACGGCGGACGGCAGCGACCTCTACGGCATCCTGTCGGGAAGGCGCGGCGACTTCAACAAGTCCGAACGGCTCGCCACGGCCTTTGCCGTGTCGGCCATCAGGGAAGACCTGTACCGCGAGATTGAGGCCGCGTTCGGCCACAAGGCCGCGCACTCCTGCTGACCACCGGATGCAGGGGAGGGCCGGAACGGTTCCGGCTCTCCCTCTGCTATCCTCCCGGTCCATCTTCTCCCTAGCGACGACCCCCGGCGATTGCTCCTCCGGGGGTCGTTGTTTCGTTCATGCACGCGGAGGGCGTCCCTGCCCTCCACGCGCCCGTCTGGAGCGCCCTGTGGCCTAGGGCTGCTCCGAGTGGGTCCGTGACGCGGAAGGCTCTGGCGCTGCTCCTGCGCCGCCAAACGGCACAGCGCGGTTCAGGGCCTCGCGTCGGCGCTTGCACCCGCATTCCTTCCCGGTCTGCTGCTCCCGCGCCTTGACGAACTTGACCACGCCCACGGCGTCGAGCACCCGGTGGACGAGGTCCCCCAGCCCCCGCATCCGGGTCGGCTCAGGCTCGGATGCGGGGGTGTCCGTGGTGGAGACGGGCGGCTGCGCGGTAATGCGCGTCGCAGCGTTGTCGGGGATGTAGCCGAGTCGAGTGCTCATGGGGTGCAGTCCGGGACAAATCCGATGCAGGCTTCCTGCTCGGGTGTCAGCGGTGGACAGGCCGTCACCGCCGAACATGGGCGACGGATCGTGGAGGTGGTCCCCTCCAGTTCCTCCCACCAGCCGCAGTTGTCATTGTCGAACGACGGGCAATGGTGACCGCAGCAGAGGTTGTTCAGGGTGTAGCCGGGGAGGCCGTTGCTGATCGCGCCGCAGATGACGCCTTCGCCTAGCGCCCCCGGCGTGAACGACGGCCAGTTCTTGAATACGCCCAGCGGCGGGTTTGATGCGACGCACGACATCGGACAGACGCCGTCCCATTGCACGCTGCGCTGCGCTCCGACGAGGAACGAGCGAGCGTTGTACAGGCACTTCAAAATCGTCTCCTGACCCGGCGGTCGCTGCAGGTTCGTCTCAGCGTAGTACTGCCAGCCGATGAACTGCACGCCGTAGCACTCGGGCTGTGCCGCGAGGCCGCTGCAGGTGAAGTTCTGGAGTTTGAAGCACGCGAAGTTGTCCACGCTGTCGGCGCACGCAGCAACCTGACATTGCGTGCATTGCGGCGGGACTGTCAAAGTGCAGCCGCAGCAGGTTGTCGCGGTCGGACGACACGCGAGACTCAGGCAACTCGGATCGCACCGCTCCATGTTCCGCAGCCCATTCATGCACTCCAGACCGTTGCGGCCCAGACCCGCCTTGAACTCGTCCGGCGTCACGCTCCAGTTCCCCCATGCCCAACCACCCGGAACTCCGCGCCAGTAGGTCCATTGGCGCTCGGCCCAGTAGTCGTAGTCGGCCTGCGACGAACACGAACCCGGATACGCATACTGGCAGGACGAATTGAGCGCCTTGGCGCTGTCGGTCATGTCGGAATACCGAATGCAGGACTGTGCGCCCGTCGTGCAGGCATCCGGCGTGCAACGCTTTCGGAACGGCCCGAGCATCGGCATCGTGCAGGCCGTTGTCGGGCAGGAGCAGTACCCGCTGCCGGGGAACCGCGTGCAGAGTTCCTGCCACGCGGCTACCTGCTCGTCCCTCCAATCGCCCGGGGTGAAATATTCCTGCATGGCGCGGAGCGTGGACTGCTGCGGCTGCACCTGTGCAAGCAGGTCATTGATGAGGTCCGTGCGCTCCAGCGCAGAGATCAGACCGCGCTTGTATGCATCGTCAATGTCGCAGAGGAAGATCGGCACGCCGGAACCCGCATACGCGATGTAGTACGGGACGGTCGTGCTCGGGTTCGGGTTGTAGTCGTCCGTGCAGTTGTCGCAAGGCGGGATGTACACGCGCACGCCGGGGTCGCAGTAATCGCCGCCAAAATTCCCATCGGGAACCTTCCACACGCGCTCAAAGAACACGACGCCGAGGAACTGGTTGTACAGGCTCAGGCCGTTGCAGATCGGGTTGCCGCCAGCATGACACACCACCTCGTCCAGCCAACGGCAGGGGGACGGGTAGCGCGGATCCTGATCTCGGATGACCGCCTGCTGACGCAGCGAATACCAGAGGGTCTGGCATTGGCATTGCGGCAGCACTTGCGTGCAGCAAGGGTCACTCAGAAAGTTCCAATCCTGATTGAGCGGCTCGCAGAAGGTCGTGCCGCTCGGCGGCGGTCCCGAGCAGCCCGTAAACGAGCATTGCCGCGGCAGGTTGCACAGCAGTTCCGCGCCGCCTCCGAACGCATACGCGACGCGATACCAGCAGTCGTAAAACTTGTAGAGCGCGACGATGGGGTCGCACGACGCGCCTGTGACCCTGTAGTGATACTCGGTGTCGATTCCTGTCCCGCAGGTCCCCCATTGCTCGTTGCTGTACCCGGGCCGCTGGCAGAACAGGATGAGCGAGTCCTCTAGGTGACAGCACCCGGTGTCAATGGTTTCCCCGAACACGGTCGGACGCAGAGTGCATTGTCCGGTCTGGCCGCAGCAGCACGCTGAGAGAACCTCAGATCCCATGTTTGCGCGTTCCCTTCTGCTCTATTCGATCGCGAATGAATGCATCTAGGACATCCTCGCGGACGCGCCGATGCAGCGACCCCGGGAGCCTGTATCCGCGGAGTTTTCCGCTGTCGATCAGGTAGCCGACATATTTTGGCGTGCAGCCGATCCGGCGTGCGATCTCAAGGGGCCGCAGGATCCTCATTCGTGCGGACCCTCGACAAACGAAGGCGGTACGAGATACCAGCCCTCGGGGATCTCAACGGCGTTGGCCGACAGCCGCCATTCGTTGTCCACCAGCGCGTACACGCGGCCTCGCAGACTCGGGCCGACGCGGACGGGACTACTCTCCGGGACGAGGATCGTCCGGCTTCCGCATCCAGCGACGAATCCGCTCGCCAGCGCGAGCAAGGCGACCGTCATCGCGAGCCGCATCGACCGCAGTCGATCCACGCTCTGCGCGTTTCTCCAGCCAGCCGATGATGGCAACCGCGAGGGCAAGGAGCAGCCTCTCAAGCATCCTTCTTCGCGTCCTTCGCGAAGATCAGTCCGATCCCCGCGATGACTGCCGCCGCTGCCGACGCGTAGTCCGGCAGGGTGCTTGCGTCGCCGTCGAACATCGTTGTCAGGATGCCGCCGATGGCTACGAGAATGGCTCCAATGCCTGCGACGGTCGTGTTGCGGTCCTTCATGGCTGCCTCCTCCGAATTTGGTCGAGTTCCTGCTCAATGCGGCTGATGCGCTGGCCGTAGTCGTCCAGTTTCGCGTTCATGACCTCGACCTTGATCGCGATCTTGTTGAGCGAATTGTGCAGCCAACTGCTGGCCGCGATGATGGTTGCGATAGGTGCGATGATGCCGCCGAACTGGTCGAAGTCCATAGGGGTCTCCACCTAGATCGTATCAGCCGATCTGCACCGCTGCGAGCGTCGTGCTGGTGTTCCCTAGGCCCTCGGAATTCGCATACACCGTCCCCGGGGATGACTCGCAGCGCAGTTGCAACTTGACAACCGAGGACAGGGCAAGCGTGACAATCGCCGTCGCCGCGAGCGCGTGAGGCTCGTTGCTGTGCTCCGCGTGCATGCTGGTGCTGCTCAGGGTCGTTGAGGCGGTCGAATTGAACAGGCGCACCGAGATGTCCTGCTGGTTTGTGCCGGGGGCCGCAGTCGCATTCCCCAGCAGTAGCCAAGTTCCCGCCGACAGGGTCAGCGACAGGGCATCTGCCCAGTTTCCTGCGCTCAGGGTGATGTTGGCCCCAAGCGTTGCCCAATCACTCGCGAGCGCCCCTGCGCTCGGGGCCTGCCACGCGACCGCGTAGTTGTTGTTGCTTGTCTTGGTCAGGACCTCGCCCGTCGAACCGCCGGATGGGATCCCAACGCCAACGACGCCGCCGCCGGACGGGCTGACGGTCAATGTGACCCCGCTATCCGTCACGGTGATCGTGGTGCTCATACGCCAACCTCCGGGTTGATCTGGCACAGGCCGTTGCTGATGTATCGGCTGACGGTTCCGTCCGGGAACTCGACCTCAAAGTCGAACCGAGCGTTGCCGAGCGCGAAACCGGAGGTCGTGGCGGCGGTGACCGTAAGGATCTTCTGCGAGGACGAGGTCCCGGCGATCAGCATGCCGTTGTTGCTGGTCGCAACCAGAAATGCGGACTCGTCGGGGAATGCACACCGAACGCGCCATTCGGTCGCCGTCGCGATGTTCGCCACGCCCGAAACGGTGATCGTCTGCGTGTAGTTCGCACCCTTGGCGAACACGATGTTCCACTTGTCAACGCTTGCCATGCTCGGCTCCTACGGGTTGCAGACCACATTCACGGCGTTCGGCATCACGAACCAGTATTGCCGCTGATACGGTGCGAAGGGCGTGACGCTCTCAAAATACACCGTCACGAAGTGCTCGCACATCATTACGGTCGTTCCGACGCTGATCGGCAGCGGTTCGATTGTGGCACTCGTAAACGCGCTCTGTAGCACGCCGGGTGCGATCTGGTTTCCGCTGTTGCCTGCCGAGACATACACATTGCCCGTCTCCGCAAGGTTGCGTGCCGGAGCCGTCACGGAGGCCGTCAGCGTGGAGGAGCGTGCGTATTCCGTGATGTCCTGCGTAAGTGGGCTGGGGTCAATGGGATTCGGCTCGACCTCCTCAAACTCGTATTCCCATTGCCAGTAGTCGTTGCCAGCGACTCCGATGCGTGTCGCCGCCGTGATCCGAGCAGGGAACACCCGGCAGTTCGGAGGAGCGACGCCGATGGTGTGAACCCCGCTGGTGTGGTAGCGGACCTGCGCCATGCCCTGCCCGACAAACACCCGGCTCGGATGATTGGGGCGCAGGCCGTCCGGGCCGAGCAGCCATTCGTCCTCCGCAGCCTCTGTCATCGTTAGCGGCATCAGGTTGCCCTCGCGACGGCAGAGGTAGTACCGCAGCATCGTCGCCCGATAGCACCCGGTTGGCATCGTCGGCCAGCCAGCCCACACCGTCTTCCCAAACAGCACCTCGCACCGCTTCGCGAGCAGATCCGCGACTTCGTCTCGGTAGGTCTCGTAGTCCCACGACGGGTAGGTCGCGCCAAGAGACGGCGGCGGAAGCGGAGGCGGCAACTGAATGTAGGGCCATGCGAACGACTGTGCGGTCGGAGACTCGCCTGCGGGAATGATGCGCGGCTCGTTGATCGCGAGCGTATTCAGATCGGGCCTTGCTCGCACGGTCGGAATCGGAACCGTGTCCGCGATGTCCCGCTGCTCTGCGAACCAGTTCTCCCCCCCGGTTCGGATCAACCATGTCTTCTGGATGTTGTCGTAGTAGGTGCGTCCTTCGACTGCGCGGTACGGGAACTGCACCTCGACATTCAGGGGCGCTCGGTGATTCTGCTCCTTGACCGTACCCTTCCAGAGGTCGATCAGCGGCTCGCTCGCGACGGTCATGTCGCCCGACATCGGCTGAATGCCGCCAAAGTACGCTCGCTTGTTCGCAGGCGTTTCCTCGGTTCCGCCCATCCATTCCGTCAGCAGCAGCAGGTCGCTCTGCACCGGACGGACGCGGTATCGTCCGTACGGGTACGCCGGGTCGGGATTCTCAGGATCCTCCGGCTCCCACAGCAACACATAGCCCGTCGCGCTCAGTTGTTGGTCAATCTGAAACGGCCAGTTTCCGTCCCCGCCCATGTCCCGGATGCGGTCTACCAGCGACGCATCGGGCGTGTAGGCCGTCTTGTCAATCCATGACGGCGCAGGGTAGAGGTTGTTGATCGCGCTCTGCAGCGTCGAGGACAGCGTGCTGTTGCTGAGGCTCGCAGTCCACCTGCCGTCGAAGAAGGTCTTGTTGCGCGTCTCGGTCGTGCCGCCGCCGCATCGCTGCCACATGTACCGCACATCCACCGCCTCGACCTGCACGACGCCTGTATGCCCGGGAATCATGAACAGCGGACGCTGCGGCAGGAGGAATACAGGGATCCGCTTGATCGCGGCTCCGCTGGATTCGCGCCAGTTGAACACAGCGGTCGCTTGAATTGCGACGGGGGCAAGCGATGCCGGGACAGGCCATTCGATCTGCGACTCGTACAGCAGGTCGGCATCGCCGCGCTTGACGAGCACCTTGATGCGGCTGTGGCGGCTCGCACCGCCCGGGATGTCGATGGAGAACATCTCCCTGATGTCCAGATCCGCGCATTGCGCCAGATCCAGCAGTTCCGGGTTCGGCATGAGTGCCGGGATGACCTGATCCTCGACGGAGGTTGTAAACCACGCTTCGATCATGCGATCACGAATGTCGTCGTCGGTACGGAGTATCGTTCTTCGGCAGCGGTTCCCGCTGTATTGATAACGGACGCCGTAGTCGTCTGCGACGCCAGAGTTGCAGTCGGAGTAAGCGACGGATTGAAGGTCTGGGTCGGAGAGTTCCACGCTCGGACATTGCCTGTATAGGCGTTGTTCTGCGTGATAAACCCGTTGTCGGTCGAGGCTCCCGCATCAAACAGGCTGTACTGCCTGTCGTAGATGCCCGTGAACATTCGGTTGCCCTGTGCATCAAACCGCCCATAGGCAACGGACCACCGCTCCTGCGTCAGATTGCTCTGCGCTGGCATAGGCCGGAAAGACTTCTCCGGGGCCTTGTTCGCCTGCACGATCTCGACATGCTCGCTCACCAGCACCTGCGGCTTGCGTACCTGCAGAACCAGATCGGGCTGATCGGTGTACATGGTGGACAGCCGGACGATCCCGGAGTCGTAGTCCGCCGTCGTGTTGCTGCGGCTATGCGGGATGATCTGCGCGTAGAACTTGTCATCGTGTTCGGCGTCGGACGGCTGATTCTGCGCCGTTTCGTAACGGCCAGCGAACTGCGAGTTCATCGTGTCAACGCCGTCGTCCCCCACCGCTACCGCGATGGAGACCGGACCGAAATTGTTCGTGAACGACGCGGTGAGCAGCGTAGCCTGCGGAACATCGGGGTCCTCGCAGTCAAAGCCGTTCAGCATCATCCCAACCCAATGCGGGACCATTGCATACGGGCCGAACGGCACAGGATTTCCCCCCGAGACGGGGTCATAGAGGTAGGTCGGCGCACCGTACACATCCGGCTGCGCCGGAATGTTGCGAACGATGAAGAACCGCGTGCCGATCATGTTCGCAAGCGGCAGGATCTTGGTGGGGTCGCCTGCCGGGAACTTCATCGCCTCCAGTTCAAACCGGATCTTGATGCCACTCAGCATCTCGGATTCGGTGATCTTCATGCGCTGGATAATGATCGTGCTGAACGCCGCGTTGATGCGAGTGTTCGCTAGCGCGACCGCAACCTTGACCAGATACCGGATCGGCGTGATCGGCGCTCCGCCCTGCGGATCCACCGTCATCTGTTGCAGTTCCGGGCCTGCCTCAAGATCGCAGGACAACGAAAGCATCGCGACACCCGGGTTGTCGAGGCTGCGCTCGTAACTGAACTCCATGTCGCCCACGCGGACATTGTCCGGCAGGCTGGAAACCGTCTGTCGGTCCACGATGGTGTAGGACAGCGTCAGGTTCTTGTCGTCGTAGTCGAACTGCTGCGACTCGCGCCGCCATCCGATTGGCCCGGGCAATCCGGGGATCAACAGTCGCCGGAACAGATCCGCATACGGGCGAGTGGTCTGCCATGTCGCATTCGTCGCAACCGCCGAATTCGTTCCCGTGGCTCCTCGGTAGGCTGTCGCGGATCCCGTGAGCGTACGCGTGCTGTAGCCCTTTGCATCAATTGCGAACGACTGCCGGAACACATGGCTGACCAGCGGAATGTCGCAGAACGCAAACTGGTCTTCGATCTCAAACCTGACGAGAACGAGTTGCCCTCCCGCGACCTGCGTTCCCGTGAGTTTGACGAACGGGCCTCCCGTCGCAGAGTTGATGCTCTCCAGCCGAATCAGGTCGGGCTGCGGAACGCTCGGACTCGGATAGTTGAGTCGCACTTCCACGGCTCGCTGCGACGAATGCGTCATCACGATTCGGATCGCATCCCAATCCTCGTCCGTGACAATCGCCGTGCCGGAGATCGCGACCTTGGAGAACATGGGGTTCATCCCATCCGTCGCGAGCACAGGCTCGCACGCATACGACTCCAGATTCACATTCTGAAGCGTGACAGCCTGTGGCGAGGACAGGTAGATGATGTCGATGTTGGTGCTCATGCCATTCTCATGGATTCGGCCAGTAGCGTAGTCCGCCCGGAGCAGGCTTCTGATAGGTCGCGAACAGGCCCGTGTCGTTCCAACCCATGTGCGGGAAACCAAGGGATTCCAGATCCGACATCATCCAACCGTTCGCACCTCGTCCACCGAACATCGCGGGCTTCGTGTTCTGCACGACGATTCCCATGTAGTTTAGAATCGCCTGCAGCGCGTTCCAAATCTGCGGACCAAAGAACGAGCCGATCTGACCGAACAGCAGATATCCGAAGATCGTCTTGCCGATCTGTGCGAAGATGTCGCCCACGGACACGCCGAGCATGTCCTTGAAATCGACAAGAGGTTTCAAGACATTCCCAGCGATGGTCCACAGAGTCTCCGTCACATTGCTCAACGCAATCGCGGCCTCGGCCATCAACTGGTTGGCATACAGCATTGTCCTCGCCTGTGCGTCGGACGATGCCGTGGCTGCAACCTGCGACTTGGCATAGATCGCACCGTTGAAAGAAGCATCCTGCAAATCGCGGAGAATCGAACTGACCCGCTCCATCGCAATCGCGTTCATTGCGACCCCGCTGTACTTGCCAACCTTCTCAATCCTATCCGCCGTGTACTGCGCTGTGAAAGCCATTGCCTTGAACGCGATGATCATCCCGCCAGCCGCAAGCAGGACTCCGATCAACGCCGGACCAAGCATCGCCAGAGATCCCGAGAGAGAATTGAGAGCAGCGCCCGTTGCGGAAGTCTCGCTTGCGAGATTTGCCAGCCCTACGAGCGTGGGCTGTCCGAGAAATGCAGAGATTTCCTCCTTGCTCTCCTCGCCCTTCGCAACCTTGCCAAGCATCTCGGCAATGGACTGCATGACCGTAGGCTTTTTCTTCTCCTCCTGCTGTCCCCGCACAAGCGTTGGAATCACGCCAGCCTCGTCGTCATCGCTAGGAAGTAGGCGAGGTCCACCGCCCGGAGTTCCCGGAGTGACGCCCATGCCTCCGCCGCCTACAGCGCCTCGGATGGTGATGTTGATGTTGCCAAGATCCTGCATTACTTCACCTCCCAAGCCATCTCATACGCATAATCGTAGGTGTCGCGCAGCGTCAGCCAGCCCTCAAGTTCTGGCACAGCCTCAACCGTACCACCCTGCCGAAACACCAGAGGTATAGACATCCCGTCATAGGCGCGCTGCACCAGATACTCGCGCAACTGATCTGCAAACGCCTGTACGCCATCGCTTCCGGCGATTCGCTCGGTTCCTCGGCTCATCGCGTCAAGGAATCCCCTCCACCAGACTACAAGTTCGACCTGCGACCGAATCAGCCCAACCCCGCTGTTTGGATGCACGGCGTTGTCCTGACCGGGGATGATCTGAATCGCATACGGCCCGACGATCTCATCGATCCGGGCCTCTACGATGTACACGGTGTTTCCGTAGCCTCGCTGCTGCATCCATGCAGCAAGGTCGTCGCGCATCGCGTAGAGAATCTCGCTGGTGCTAGCCATTCGGGCGTCCCTTCAGGTTTCGCTGCATCTTGGCCCGTACTGCCATCTGCTGTGCGAGTCGGTCGTTTCCCGTCACCTGCCACAGCAGGCTCGCGGCCATGTTCTCATTGCCGAGCGCCGCGTCAATCCCTTGCGCGGTTGATACTGCGTGCGATGCCTCCACATTGGCGATGTTTGCAGCCAGCCCTAGGGCCGTGTCGGGGTCAAACTCGCTTGGCAATCGCCCGTAGGTCGCCACAAAACGGGCGATTGCCCTCATGCGTTTCCCGCTGTGGCAACTCGCGTGTGAATGCGCTGCCACGCTGCGATGAGCATCGCGTCGGTCGCAATCTTTGCGACCTCCGGGGTGCGCGATGCCTCGCGAATCGCTCGGACGATGTGCTGATTGTTCGGTGTCTCGCCCTGCGAGACGAGCGCCTGCATCGTTGCCGCGACCTCCATGTACTGCACGATGAGCCGCCCGGTCGGGATGCCAACCGAGAACAGCATGGGGTCGTCGTTTTCGTTCATTTCGATCATGGAGTAACTCCCGTCTGGCTGTACACCGCGCCATCTGCATCCGGTATCGCGGTGAACGCCAAGGTCAGAACGCGCTCGCGGTTTCCCCATTGGGAGTCACCGATGCTGTCGGTCTGCAGGTAGCACCGCATGAACGAATAAGTCTGTGAGTTCCCGATGCTGGCGATGCGGATTGCGACCCATGCGTTGTCAGCAACGATACGGCGACCGACGACAGCAGATCCCGTTGCAGAACGCTGCCAATCGGTCAGAGCCTCCAGTTCGCTTCCGTCCCACTTGACAAGCGCCACGGAGATTCTTGCCGTCATGCCAAGCAGCACGACTTCCTCCGGCACAGCACCGCTGAGGACGGTCTTCACCTCGTGGTGGTTGTCCGTAAACTGAACGGCTGGCAGATTGTCGTTGTCGCTGTATCCCAGAACGGCCCAAGCCTGACCCTGAGCAGACTGCCATTCAACGACCGTCGGTCCTGCGATGTAAAGGGTTGCTGCCATGTCTCACCTCTCTAGGACTCGCTTGAGTCCTCGGAAAATGCTCTTGCCAAGGTCAATCACATCATCGGATGTCGGAAGTATAAACGGACGAGCCGGAACGGAAACGCCTTTCCATGCCATCATAAAATCTAGACCACGAGTGAGCCCCTCTTTGTTGGGGTTGTTCCCTGTTCCATGTCCACGCACGCCCTTGCGGGTCAAGGGGATATAGTTCGGACCCTTGGTCGTGAACCCTTGGTCTTGAAACATCGCGTATTGTGGCCCCTTCATCCCGATGACGATCTTCCCGCTGCGAAACTTGGCGGTTGCGCCCATAGACCGCATCATGTGTCCTGTGTTTCGCAGCGGCTGACCTCCATTGCGGTAGGATTGCGATCGGACGAGGAACTCCTGACCTAGACGAGTTAGGCCTCCTTTGGAGATCATTTCCAGATCCCGCTTGCTGACCTGCTGTCCAGCGATGAGTCGCTTGACCGAATCCTTCCAGCGAACACCGATAATTGATGCTCCCTTTGGCGGCTTGGTCGTCCAATACTCGCTGCGAACATTCCTTAGCGGCAAATGAGATTCCCACCCGCCATCGCTGGCGCGTCCCCGGTTGTCCATGATGTGTTCCTGCGGCCAAGCGCCTGAAACCTGCGCGATGCCTTGCAGGACCTCTGGTCGCTTGAGCGCTTGTCGAACAAGTAGGTTCCAGTTCACGGGTAGGTCGTCCCCCGCCGTCGCGGGAAGAATGCGCTGTTGCTCGCGCCGTTGTAAAACGCGAGGTTGCTCAGGCCGACCGCAGCGACCTGCGGCGTCCCGGCGACCGCGTTGCTGGCGACCGAGCCGAACAGCATCTTGCCGTCCCGCAGGCCCTCCAGAAACGAGTACGATTGCTTGACGCGCTGCTCAATCGCGGGGGACATCTTCGCGCCGCGCCTCTGGAACAGCCACTCGGTCGCGAGGTCCACGACGAGATGCACCAGCAGCGGATCGTGCGCCGTGTTTAGCGCCGTGATCTCGTCCTCGGTGTAGATCTCCCCGACGCGGATATACGCTCGCACCGCAGCCGTCGCGAACTCCAGCGCGGCGTCGGTCATCGGATTCGGCCCCGGCATCGACTGACCGCCGTCCCCGCACAGTTGCGCGAGGATCGTGGTGTCGAGCGCGTGCTCCAGATCCGTGTAGGTCGCGTAGGCGGTCATGCTGTCCTCCTAGACACAGGGGCGGAGCACTCGGCCCCGCCCCTGCGGTAGAGAAGAGGGGTTTGGATCAGGCGGTCACATCGCCAATGCCGAAGCCCGACACCGGAGCGGCGAGTTCCGCCACGCTGTTGTCGATGACGCGGCCTTCGATGCGGCGGTTGAGCGGGTCGTTGAACTGCTCGACCGTCATGTCCTCGTATGCGAAGATCTGCAGCGTCGAGAACGAGTTCGCGCCCTCGACGCCCACCAGACCACCCGGACGGCTCAGGAAGTACGCGCCGTTGCCGAGCACATACGAGTAGGTGGTCGATGCCGCGCCGCGCTTGCTGGTGACCTTGACGCTGTCGTCCACGACGACATCACCGAGGCCGAAGAGGGTCGGCGGGATGCCCCACTTCGCGAAGGTCTCGCTGCCCGTCAGGAACTGGGTCGCGAGCGGCATGTACTTCACGAACTCCTGCACTTCGGGAGCCTGCGAGATGTGCTGCGCGACCGTTGGCGAGATCACCATGATCAACTGGTTCGGGTTGACCGCGCCGCCGGAGGTCTGCGAGACGATTCGCATGACCTGCTGAATGGACTTCTGGATGTACTTGTTCGCGACGCTGGAACCAACCCACGAACCCGTCGCGGTGTACGGACCCGTGCTCGTACCAGCCGCAGCGGTGTAGTTGCCGTCCCAGTTGCCCGAGGTCGAGAGTACCGTCGCCGTCCGCATCGTGCGCGAGGTCATCGCCAACTGCGCCTTGGAACGGGCGTGCTGCGCGACGACATCCCACGCGGCCTGCTGCGTGGTCTCCTGCGGAATGTAGAACGGGTACGCGTAGCGCAGCGCGGTGTACTGCTTGAACTCAAACGCGTTCTGCTTTCCGGTCGGCCTGTCGTTGCCGAGCGGCCAAGCGAACTCGTTGACATCGGTGACACGGACATTGTCCGTGACATCCTGCCGCAGGTAGTAGCCCGTGGCCTTGGTCACGGGAACCAACTGCGCGTAGCGAGTCAGCGCGAAGGTGTTCGGGGCGCGGGTGAACTCCACCTGCAGAGCGCCAGTAGCGAGGTCGTTGGTGGAGGGGACATAAGTCGAAAGTCCGCCTCCAACTGCTGTGTATGCCATGTGTCAGACTCCTGTGTTGGAGGATGGGGTCAGAGGATCAGGTGAACACCGGGCCGCGGAAGCCGAAGCGCCATGCGCGAATGATCTCGCCTGCGGATCCGGCCTCAAGCGCGATGTACGAGGAGCGAGCGGTCGCACCGGAGGCCACGACGGCCTGACCAGTACCACTACCCTGCGGCATCAGGAAGTCGCCAGCCGCGACGCCGCCCGTGCCAACCTCGACCTGCACGGTGTTCGTCGGCTGCAGCGTGATCGGGCGTCCGCCAATCGCGTGCTCGGTCTTGTCGAACTGGTAGACCGAGCCATCGGTCACGCCGACGACGAGGTCCGTGATCGCCGTCGCCGCCGCGCCCTGAAACGCGCCGGACAACTTGACGAAACGGTAGGGGTTGATGCTCGCGCCTGTGGCTGCGATAAGTTCCGGGGTGAAGCCCATGTCAGACATGTCGTGGTCCTTCCTGAATCACCGCTTGATGCGGCTGTTGAGTGCCTTCTGGAAATCCGCCGGACGACCCGCGTACTCGCGGACCATCTCGGAGATCTGACGAGCGTCGATGTCGCCCTTGGGGAGCGACGCACGGCTCATGTCGATTCGCTGGCCGATGGGGTCTCGGGCGAACAGGTCGCGCCAAGTGTCGAGCAGTTCCGCCGGGTCTCGGCTTGCAATGAGTTCCGCGATGAGTTGCGGACGGCGTTCCGCCGGGATGCGGTAGCCCTCCTGCTCCATCGCGTCGATCTCGCGACCGAACTTCTCGGCGTGCAGTTCCGCTCGCATGGTCGCGAGTTCACGCGCCATGCGCTTGTTCTCGCGACGCATCGCGAACATGTCGCGACGCGACGAGAAGCGACGGGACGCCGGGAAGGCCGCGGCCTCGTCCTCGTCCTCGTCCTCTTCGTCCTCGTCGCCGTGCGAATCAATGTCGATGTGGATGCCGTCGCCGTCGCCCTCTTCCTCAGCGAACTGCTGGACGAGCATGTCGTCGGCTTCCATCGTCTCGGCCTCGCCCTCGCGCATGGACATCTCGTCCGCGTCCGGCTCGGCCATCTCGTCCTTGTCCGCATCGTCACCGAAGCGCTTCTTGTAGGAGGTCTGCATCTCCTCCATAGCGGCCTTCAGCGCGTTGATTTCCTCGCGCAGGTCTTCGTGCATGTTGATGTCCTTCGTACCGGGAACATAGGTGCTCATTCCGCCGCCGACAGTTCCCATGTCGAACTCGACGGGCCGCAGCGGACGCGAGAAGCAAACGCGCTGTCCACGACGACCGAAGTGCGTATCGGGAAGCGGACGCCTCGGGGTCTCGCGACCGAGCAGCGCGACCTCGGAAAGATGGTTCTGCTCCTGCCAGATCTCGGCGCTGCGTCGCGGGAACGCGTTGGTCGCGAGCAACTTGTCGAACACGCTGCGCTCGACCTCGCAGTCGCCCACGATGTATCCGACGCCGTCGCGCTCCTGATACTGGATCTTGGTGAAGCGCCCGACGCTCGACTTCGGTTCCTTGCCGTCGCGCTCATGCATCACGACGAGCCGCGGAAACGAGCCTCGGTTCATGTACTGCTGCGTGCTGTCCACGATGTCCGCGACGCGCTCGTTGTCGAACTTCGCGAGTTCGGGGTCGTGATCTCCGTCGATCTCCCGGTCGTAGGCGCAGAACACCTCAAGGTCGTGGATCACGACCTTGTCGCCCAGATCCGAGACGCGGTGAGATGGAGTGTTCACGACAGGGACTCTACGGTTTCTCAAGATTTTTGCGTCGGAATCTCTTGCTTTGTCAAGAGATCATGCCGAGGCGAGCAGCACGCCGAGGATCGCGTTCGACAGCATCGTGTAGCCGTCGCTCGGCCCGAAGGTCGTTCCGCTGTAGTACCCGCCGGACAGGTGCGCCACGATGTTCGCGCCTGCGGCGGGGATGTTGTTGTACCGCTGGTAGTAGGTCGTGCCGTTGCCGCCAGCCCAAAGCAACTGCTCGTAGGACGCCAGCGCCTTGACATTGACAACGCACATGTCCGGGTTGTCGAGCGCCATCTGCTGCGATGCGACGCGGCACGCCTGCAGGTTTCCGATAGATGCGCCCGTGCTGCTGCTGTCGTTGGCGTCAAGCGGATGAGAAACCCACGACACGATGGCGAGGTCGTTGGGCGGATACCCGAGGGTCGCCCACGCCGTCCGGTACGACGCCCAGATCGTCTTGTGAGCGGCGACCCATGTCGCCGCGGTATCCGTTCCGTTCGTGCCGCTCTGCACCATGACGAGCACGCGGCCCGTGCCTCCGGCTGCGATCTGCCGTGCGCGGAGTTCCGTGAGGTGCTCCCGAAGCGGTGCGCCCTTGACGGTGTCCATCTTGGTCGCGATCTGCGTCGAGGTTTCGCCGCCTTGATAGCCGTGCGATGTGACCGCCCAGCCCTTTGTGGCGCGGTACATGCTGTGAGAGTGGACGGCAACTGGGCCTTTGGTGACGATTCCACTTCCATCAGGCCCGGTGTACCCCCATCCGCCTCGGTATGCGTTCGTGCCGTTCGCGGTCCACGAAACCTCCGCTGCGATGGGATCGACCCCGCCAGAGACACTCAGCGCACTAAACGCGGCTTTGGAGGTAGCAATTGTGGGGGAAGGTGAAACGATATTCAGCACGATTGGGCAGATGTATCCACCTGAGCCGACGAATCGCCCGTAGCGCACCCGATATCGCAGCACATTTCCATTCGTGTTCAGCGGATGGCCGATGTCGAGGCCAACCCCGTTCGTGGAAAAGTACTGGGTGCTGTTCGCGAGGTATGCCCAACTCTCCATGTAGGGCGGAACCGATGTGCTGCTGCCGTAGCGCGTCCAAGTCGTTCCGGGATTCCACGCCGCATACGGGGTGGACCCTCCGCTGGTGTTGCCGTCGAGCAACGGAGAATTCCCGGCATTCCCGCCGGACTCCATGTTGACGGCCCCGCGCCAGATGTTCGGTGATGCTACCGCTGGGTTCGCCGTGAATCCCGTGACGACCGGACAGACGGGAGTCGCGTAGCAGGTGTAGCCGCGGTTGAACAGCGCCTGCTGCAGCCCGTGGTGATACCCCCACATGTCTGCAAGCGCCGAGCCTGTGTTGCTGTCACCTACAACGACGATGTCGAGGCTGTCGCGACCAGCCGCGAGATCCGAGATGAACTGCGACGGACGCAGCGAGCCGAACGCGATGCTGGCAGGCTGCACCAGCGTGTCGCTCTCGTTGAACATCTGTCGGCTGCGGATCGCTCGCATCGGTGTGCCTCAGAGGGTGGTGTACAGGACGCCCATCGTCGCAGAGGGCGATGCGGTGATCGCGAACTGCACGGTCACGACCTGTGCGCCCTTGCAGTCGAGCAAGATCTCGCACGGCTCGGACGCAGCGGTGTTCGTGCTGCCCGGGCTGTAGAGGTACGCTGCAGGAGCGTTCGCCGCCTGCGAGACGAGTTGATAGGGCCGCACGGTGTTCGTGTCGAGCGTCCACGACGGGATGTTCCCGAGCGTCGTGCTGAAGGTGAGCGTGAACTCACCGAGGATCGACGGGAGCCAGCGGTCGCCTTCGCTTGCGGAGATGCGCGACCAGCCGACGACGCGCATCGAACCGCTTGCGCCAGCCGCTGCGGTTCCGCACCACGGCATGAGACGGATCAGCGACGGCGATGCGTTCGCGCCCGTGGTCTGGTAGTCCCACACGACGCCCGTGCTCGGGCGCGAGGTGATCGACAGCGCCGCGAACGAGGTCGGCGTGCTGGCGGATGCGAGCAGGCTGTAGTTGCGCTGCGGAGTGGTGATCGTTGCGTCGGCCATGCGTTGATCCTATCAGCCGCTGATGAAACCCGGATCTGGAATCTGCCCTGTGTCAATCAGGCGCTGGCGCGATCCGTTGCGGCGCTTGATCTCCTCGTAGTCGGGATTGCCGTCCTCGTCGCACAGGCCCTCGTTGACCGCCTTGTTCACGGAGATCGGGATCCACGCGCAGCGGCAGTTGAACCCCAGCGGAGCCGGGATCCCCATCGCGTCGATCTGATCGACGGTCGCGATGTACCCGTCCATCGCCTTGTGCGTGTCACGGGTGCGCTTGTCCTTCGTGGCGCTGAATCGCATGAGAGGGACGAACGCCTTGACCGTCTCATCCCGGCAGATGTCGAGTTGCCCCTGCGTCTGCGCCCGGTTCAGGTTCGTGCGGTAGATCGTCTCCAGCCGCGCCGAGGTCAGGTCGGTCCCCGTCTCAAGCGTCGCCTGCTCCACGAAGTCTCCGAGGCCGAGCGTCAGGAGTTTCTTCCCGGCGACGCTGGTCGTGACCTCCTGCCGAATGACCTTGGCGAGGAGTTGCTGGG